ATTTACGAAAATACCGAGTGAATTTAGGCGCTCTAGTACTAGCTGCTTGCTGTACTCCATGTTCCTACGGGCTTGGAACATGAACTCAAATGGAGTTCCAGTGTAATATACTTCAATAGGCTGGCTTTTGACGGACATGTGCTGCCCAGATAGCTCCAAGAATATATCCAAAGGTTTACATGTCAAAGAGCTTGGGGTAGAGGTAACGAACATTTCTTTCTTTGATGGTAGATAATCATAAAGCCTTATAGACTCACCAACCAAAAAATTGTACACATACGAAAGTGCTGTCAAATTTCTTTCAAGATGACCATTAAGTACTGCGTGCAAATCTTTGTTTGTTGGGTAAGGCGAAGTTATGTCTGTTATAGTATCATCTATCTGGCTGTTCCTTAGACTGCCTATAGTGGTTTGATAAACACTGTTTGCTCTGTCGAAATATAGCTTAGTTAATCTCCTAGTAACGCTGGAATAATTCAATGCATCAAGGTATGGTGCTTTCTTGCAGTCATTGTAAAAGTTGATAGGCACTAGTGTGGTGTTTTTTATTCTTGAGTTTTCGAAAAATTCATAATCCAGAAGCACACCATAAACCGATTTTATCTGCTCTAGAAGTTGCCTTACAGACCCTCTGACATTTCTTGCCATATGGGGTTTAAAACCTGTTAATTGTAAGACTTCATCTTTATTGCCGTTTAATAGCATGACGGCACTTATGAATTTAATATAAGTATCACTATCCCACTTATACAGCCTACAGTTATCAGCCAATGAACCTGAGAGCAACACTAGCATAGGGTGGGCATAAGCACCACCGTATGCTGCCAATGGCCTATCATCATGTATAGGCATTGCATATTTCTTTGATATTGACCATGACTGCACTCTCATACTAAAAAACGCTTCACTAAAGGTTGCTCCCATCTGGAGAAGTTCTATGCATTTGCTATAGCATTGTGACTGGTCTGATGCATACCCTAAACCACTGGGTTTAAATGTAACTCCAGGGTAAAACTTAGGTACTAATGGTAAAAGTGTGTCTCCAATATAAAGTGTTGAAAGAAATTCAAAATAAACCTCAGAGACCACACATTTTTTGATAGATAGCATGTGATTGCACCGCCTCAAGTAATACTCATATAGTGTCAGAGCGGTTTGCAGTATCTCATCAGCATTTTCACAGTCTGGTATTGCGATATAGCCAGCGCTATCATCAGAGTGGGCATCCATCCTGAACTCTATATCAACACCATACATCCTCTTTATGGTCTCTATGATTTTAAGGCAAGAATGCTGCTGATTGAATGCATGCATTAAAGATGAGAGATAATTGAATATACCCATGACAAAACTATAAGGCATTGTAAATTTGTATGCATATTCCTTCTCCCCGGTATGCTTGTTAACATAGTAAAGGTCATCAATACGCTCAAAATATTTTAGAAACTCAGAATGGGCTTGACTGCTAGCATAAGCTTTATAAGCGGCAGGTGATATCACTACACTCTTCTTGAAATAAGCTCTAGCCACAAACAAGAATAGGTCCACCATAGATTTGGGCAGTACAGGTGCTAGACCCATTATGAAGCTGACATACTTTGAGAATTCAGACTTAGGGCCCCATCTCATACAGTCAAAAACAAACTTGTAAATCTTCATTTTACGATTAGGTGTCTCAAAATTTCTGCTGTGGATTATCTTTAGTCTGCGGTTGGAAGACTGTGAGATCATCTCATTGTCTACATAGGTGCATAGAACACCAAAGAATTGTTCTAGTGGGTTGATAACAACTTTCCCATTCAAAGTCATGACGTAGATTTCACGCCCCCCTCTATACTGGACTTTGTCAACCACATGAAAAACTATTTCAAAATTGTCCTCATCTTCTATCAGTTCTTCAATTTTATCATACATAGTCCTGTTCAGATCCCAGAATTTCCTATTTTTCTTTGCGGTAGGCTCATCTGACTCAAGCAACCTTCTTAATTCTTCAATGTTGTATTCTTTATTTTCCATTATTTCAGACACCACAACTTCAGCACTCTTTTTCCCAAAGAAATTTTTATTTGGCATTTTGCTTTTCTTCAGTTCCTTTCCCCTTAAACCTACTCATTCATTATGCTTGTCCATGGTTTGTTCATAATGTTGATCCAGGCATTATGAATCTGAGGTAAGCAATCTTTTGCTCTGAAATAATCAGAGGCAAATGTTCCTAATTCAAAATTATAGTTCTGATCCGTATAAAAATCGTTGTTGAAAACATCAACACCAAACTTGTTACACATGAAAGATTCTTCTAGGCTGGTGTAGTTGAGCTTAGTAACGAACTCTTTGTGAGTCTCCATCATTTTCTTTAGATTCCTTGCCTGCTCAAGATGCTGTGTGTAAGGTGCTTTGGTCATCAAATTAGTGCAGTACAGAAAGAAGGTGAATGTGTTAAGGTTCTCTATTTTGCAGAAGGCAAAGAAGTTGTCAACAGTTTTAGATTCACTTGACTTCTCTTCAATGGACTTTACAAAGCCCATTACATCAGTGGAGTATGTGTAATATTTCTCTTTGATGGCCATCAATATGTGAAGTTGAATTGCATCTTGTGGGACACATGCAAAGGATGGCAGCAGCTTATCAATTGCGCTATATTTACCTAACGGGTTCACTAGTAGGTACCGCATGTTTCCTAGCATCTCTTCAGTACTACGCCTGTTATTAATAGCAAGCAAGACAGGAAAAAGGTAATTATTAAACAACTGCTTTCTTTTGGATGCGATGACCCTAGCAAGTCCGTTAGTAAGAAATGATAGACACTGAGAAAAAAAGCTGCTCTTGTCAGCCAGAACTGACTCATGCAATACTGACCAACCATATTCAATATATACAACATTGTCGATAGTGTAGAATTTTGTTGTTTGGCTAAAGAGTTGTGTATATTGCATAAAAAATGCAGGAACAGGATGGATAAGTTTGTAGATCCTAGATTGCTTTGTTGCGAAAACCTTCTGGCCACCCTTAACAACCAGGAGACAGTTACCCCACCCGAGATTGCTTACGGAAAACTCATGTGTGTCACATTTGTTCTGGGAGTAAAACAGTAGCTGGTCAGTGAACTCCTGTATGAATCTTGCTATACTAAGCACATTTTTCCCATTCAGTTCTTCACATACCTCGCGGTGCTCCTTAAGCATAAATCTCTTTATGTAATTCATTGAATCCGTGTCCTTCCCGGGGTTCAATATTTCCTCTAAACTCCTAAAAAAGCTGGAACTGTTGACATCTGACATGTAGCCCAGGCATGACTTTATGAACTCAACAGCTAGATGATGTTTGTCCTTGCAGATACCTCTGGTCTGTTGCTTTTCTCTCTTTTCCATCCAATTCAACAACCGCTCTTTTTCGATTTTCTCCTGCAGATTCTTTCTGCTCATTGGGCAGATCACATTGGTATTTACTGCATTAACGCTCCTCTTTAGGAAACGCTGCTCGCTTTTTATAGCTTCATCAAGCTCTTTTGCTGAGTTAGATAGGTCTTTATCATCAGATTTGATAGCTGCCCTCAACTTAGGGATTTTGTCACCCTTCTGTTTCACTATTCTGAAATACTCTTTCTCTGCCTGTGTTTTCCTTT